GAGTAGTGTCTCCACTTAGTGTCTTAGTAAATACTTGAGCAGCACTAAAATCTACGTTTGTAGAAAGTGCAGCACTTGTTGTAAATTCAGTCCCTAACTTAGCATAGGTAACAGAATCGTCAGCAAGCTCATCAGTGTCAACTGCTCCAGACTGAATCTCAGAAGCACCTACTGCATTTGACGCTATTTTGGATTGTGTTACTGCATTGTCTGCAATAGTAAGCACAGTAGCACCAGTTACTTCTCCAGTATGTGTTTGGTTGTATAAGTTTGTAGCCCCCTGTGCTACGTCATCCGTATCTAACACAACAACACCAGTCTCTCCGTTTACAGAGTCAACAGCGTTAGTGTAGTCAGTTGAGTCAACAGACCCATCAGCTTTAAGGAACTGCGTTGATGTGCCGCCTGACTTTATGAATGAGTTAGCGGTTAGGTTGTTTGTAGTTGTTGAACCATTGTCGGTTACTGAGTCTAAAGTATTTGACTCGTTTATCTTAGCAGGTGTTATTTGTACGTTCTCAGTATCTTTATAACCTACCAAATGACTGATGTCTGCTTGGCTATCAGCTACATCAAATTGTGAAAATTTTACTGCCATGTTTTATGTTTGTTTTAAGGTGCGTACTCAACCACTAAATCATTACCAGCCTCATCCGCCATTTGTATGTTCTCTTGTGTCACTATGTCGAAAGCATCAGGGGGGTACTCACCAGTGTATATCTCACCGTTTATAATGTTAAATATCCCTATATTAAATGCCATATTACCAAAGTGCTAATATTGTTGATGCTGACGTTCCAGTAGCGTACACTCTTAATACTTGTACAGGTAAAAACTGACCTGCGTTTACACCTACAAATGTGACGTCATCACCTCCAACTGTTTTTACTCTTACGCTACCACCTGTACCTACATAAAGCACACAGCCGTTGTTCCCGCTGCCATCTTGAGTAGCTACATTTGGTATATCAACTGTATCACTCGGTGTTACAGAAGCAGCTCTTCCAGCTTGTAATTTATCGTATGCCATAATTATTATTTAAAAATCCTATTTAAAAAACTCTTTCTTTCTTCACAACCGCAATCTTCTCCCCATATTTTCTTCACTACCCAAGCGATGCCTGTATATTTTGTTATTGTAGCTACAATATCTCCTAGTCTCATAGTCCTTTTTTTAATGCCATGAATCTATCCTTGATGCTAGGCTTCTCCTTTTTTGGAGATATTGTTATTTTTGACAACTTCTTTGAAAGCTCAGCCATCTTGGCTCTTTTGTCATTGGCTCTTTGCTGTGATGGAGTCCACTGCGTAACATATCCACCTGGCATCATCTTGTCAATAACCTTGTTTTTGACAGGCAGACTGTCGTACATTTTTTTGTCTTTCATAGCTATAATATTATTTTACAAATATACTAATATTTTTTCTTCCTTTTCGGAACACAGTTAGGAACCTTCTTTCCGTTTTTCTTTTTCATACCTATAGCCTCATAGCCTTTCCAGCATGCTTTAATTTTCTTTATCATGATATTGATGTTAATGTAAATACTAGAATCCACTTAATTTTGTCCGACCAAAAAGCCGCAGACATCTTGCCTTTAGCTATGTTTTTAGAATGTCTTGCTTTGAAACTTTTGCGTCTTGCCTTCTCAGATGCTGACTTCGGGTTCTTACCAGCACCTCTGACACCCTGTTGTCCAAAGCGAATTATTTTCTCATCGCCATTAGCACACGCCTTTACGATGTGTGACTTCGTCTTGTGTTTCGGAGTCCTCTTAGGACTGTTGCATTTCATCTTGCTCTTATCCACCATACTGTGTTCTTTGAATGAAAAATGTGATGTCCCAAAGCTGAGCACTACCACCATGTGAGTTTATCTTCAGTCCTGCTCCATTAGACAAAAAGTCAGCGTCAGCATAATACTGAAAGACAGTATGAAAATGCTGCGTGTCATTATTTTCTTTTGCAAATGTAAATGACTCAGCTATCCTGTCATAGTCACCATCTGTTAATGTAAAGTCAAGGTGCGTTTGAGTAGTGTTTGATGCAGACGCCTTAAATGCTATTGTGCATAAATACACATCGTTTAAATTATCTGCAACAAGTCTGTTTGTAGTTGAATTGTAAAAGTCAATAGAGGCGTCTGACTTTACAGTACTACCGCCATTGTTTGGTAAGTTCACAACCACCTCATCAGATAGTGACAATTTATTTGAAGCTGTATACACAGTGTCATCGTATCTAGCCCAACCCTGAGCGACACCTTGAAGGTTTGTTTTTATATAGTTAAGAATGTTTGCTGGCGTTATTTGTTGGTTGTTACTACCAGCATATCCTACTAAATACGATACATTATCTAGGTTAGTCTCAACATTAAACTCAGAGAATTTTACAGACATCTTTTTTTTATTTTGTATATTCGTACAAAGTTACTAAATAAAATTTAATGAAAGATGACTACCTAAAGTACTACAGAATTGTACGTTACTTCATGCAAGCAAAGCATAATCTAAGCCAAGCGGAGATAGAAACACTGATTTTTTTACGCTCAGAGAAATACTTTACAATGAAGAATTTCGAAGTGTTTAATGAAATCTTTGTATGGGACAAAGAGCGGTTCAATAAGCTGCGTGATAATGGATGGATTGTTGAGTTCCCAAAACGTAAACTCAGCAGACAGATGTACGAGCTGTCGTTTAAAGCCAAAAGAATGGTGACTGAAATCTATAAGATACTCGATGGCCAGCCTATCTCAGAAGTTCAGAAGAACAACCCTCTATTTGCTGCTAGAGTACCCTACACACACAAGGTTTACAGGAATGCCATAAAAGAAATGAATGAGTTTAGAAGACAACAACGACATCTTTCTCAGAAATCACAGTAAGAGGCTCGTTGTTTATTAGCATCGTGTACCCTGCTCTCTTGTCGTAATATATCGTCTCACCTTCTTTTACCACAGAAACGTCAGTGCCAGGCTTTACTATCACACCTTTTTTGTATCTTAGTTGGTTGGCATCGTCAGATGAAAGAAGCAGTCCTGATGAGGTCTTTATCTCCTCGTCAACTGATTTGATTACAATGTTTTTCCCTATTGGTCTCATACAGTATTAATTTTGAGCCTCGTATGCTCGTGCCATTGTTACAATAGCGTTAGTACTAAGTATTGTTGTAGCTACAGACACAGCACTCTGAAGAGCGGTCTTTGTTACTTTCATTGGGTCAATCACACCCATGGCTATCATGTCACCTACCCTATCGCCTTTTAGGTCATAACCTTTGTTCTCCATCAGCATCTCATTAGAGTACTTCTGCTCGACTTTTAGACCTGCATTGGATAGTATCTGTGTCAGAGGTGATTTAAGTGCGGAAGAGAGCATCTCAATAGCTACAGAGCGTTCTTTCGATACTGCCGAAGCTCTTAAAAAGTTTAAGAATGACTCTTGAAGATAAAGTGCCAGTCCTCCTCCTGGGAGAATACCCTCAAGAAGTGCTGAGCGTACTGCGTGTACCGAGTCATCAACACGGTCATACAGCTCTTTCTGCTCTAGGTCAGTACCACCGCCAACGTATATCACACCTATCCCACCTGTGAGTGATGCAATCCTTGATAGTATAAAATCTTTATCGCTTTTTTTCTTTGCGTTCTCATGAGCTTGCCACAACTGAGCAACACGCTGCTCTACTTTGTCAGCATTGTTGTCATTAGCAGACCTCACTACAACAGTCTTGTCTTTACCAACGATTATTTTGTCAGCATGACCAAGGTCAGCAAATGAAATAACGCTTAGGTCGTCTCCTGTCTTTTCAGAAAAATAAGTAGCACCAACTGAGAGAGCTATGTCTTGCATCAGTTCGTGTTGTTTGTAACCAAAGGAGGGGGGAGTAATGTTACAAATTTTCAAGTTGTTCTTCATTACATTGGCAGCTAGGGTATTAACTACATTTGTTGAACAAGGTGCTACTATTAATAATTTATTGTTCTCAGCTATTACCTGCTTTAGAACACCCTCAATGGAGAGTAGGTTGTTTATCTCAGCATCAGACACCAAAACATAAACGTCATTTAAAACGCACTCATCTTTCTTGTGGTCGTTGATGAAAAGAGGAGAGGTATACCCTCTGTCAATTTTCAGTCCATCTGTTGTTGTTGAGTATGTGTCTGAGGTCTGTGACTTCTCGATGGTCACAATACCGTTCTTACCAACTTTGTTATAAGCGTCAGCTATAATCTTCCCGATAGTCGGGTCGTTGTTTGCTGAGATAGTCGCTACATCAAATAATTTCTTTTTACTAACTGGCTTTGACATTTTTTTCAATGAGCCTACCACTTCTTTCGTTACATTGTAAAGCTCTTTCAAGACCTCTGTCTTGTTTACGCTGCTGTCAATAAGCTCAATACCCGAAAGGACAAGTGCTTCAGTAAGTACGATGCTTGATGTCGTTCCGTCTCCAGCTAGAGTAGCAGTCTTGTCAGCTGCCTCTTTCATCATACGAACCGCAAGGTTCTCTACTGGGTCGATAAGACTAATTGATTTTGCAACTGTAACACCATCCTTGGTCACTGTGAGACCATGAGTATGATTTGGAGACTCAATGAGAACTGTGTTACCTCTTGGGCCTAAAGTTGATTTTACAGCCTTGGCTATTTTTGTAATACCACTGACTAATTTTTGTTGTGCCTCTAAATCAAAATGAAGCTCCTTTGGTGAATACCCTCCTTGCTCTGTCATATTAAATTTTATTTCTACAAATATAAAACTAATATTTTTATTATGGAAGGTTTTTTTAAAAAATGTTGTTGTGTTGATTTTAAAATTTCTATATATATATATATATTATAATACCTCCTTTATTTTTTATTTATTCTAAAAAGGTTTAGAAATCAACATTTTCAACACTAGTCTTGATAATCAGATAGTTACGATTCGAAAATCAACACAAAATCAACACTAAGTCAACACTATTTATGTTTTTTATAGCATAATCAACACTAAATCTATAAATTTTAGAGTAAAAAAATAACATTATGTAAAATAGAAATGCTCTTTTCTTGTGTTGGTTTTTTTAATTAGTGTCGATTTTGACCTTTTTGGCTATAATCAGTGTTGGTTTTTTCAGGGTAAATGTTGATTATTTTAGGGGATAGTGTCAATTTTTAGGGTCAGATAGTTGGATTGATTGGGTAATACCCCCACATAACACAACCCCGCTCCAAAAGAAAATCAGATTTTTTTCACCCCTCGGGGGGTCAATTTCAACTTTTACATTCCGATTTTTTTGGCTTTTTCTGTGGGGATTGTCTCCTAATTTTGACAATTCTCTGGAGGCTTCTGCATGGCTCTTGTCCGTTTGTCGCAAAATTCTGTCCTTATATATAAGGTATACTATTATGGATTTTTATTTGGCTCTCCATTATGAATATCTAAGAAATGTATAAATATATTTTATAGGTTGAGTGGGAATTAATACATAGACAAAGCAGCAGTTTACTAAAACAAGTTTTAGTAATTTGGAAACTTTAAGAAATGCAACCTTTGGGAAGTGCTGTAAACAAAGGGCTGAGAGGAAACTCTTTGTTTTATGACTGCCCTAAGAAATGTATATATAAAAAATCTTCCCCTCCACTATCTTTAATTAGTCTAAATAACAACAAGTTAAGTACTTTCAAAGCAGTTAAACGACACATAAGTACCAGTCACCGAAAGAGACCTACCATTCATCGAAAAAAATAATATCCTTTGAAACCTTAAAGTAGTTTTGAAGCATGATAAAAACAAAAAAATATATTATTAATTAAACACACACACACATGGAAACACTAACACACACAAACACGCAAGCAATGAACGCCGCAATTATGTATGCTTTTAACATGGAAGAAAATTTTCTTGCTAAGGCTTTCGGGGAAACTTTAGTAGCTATCCACCTTGAAGGAAAACTTGTAGACATATACAATACCACCGCCAAAAAAAATACCGCTTTGGCTTTCATTACCTTTCATTCTCAATTATCAGAAAGCAATAAGGAAATTTTAAACAATTATATCTTAAACCACTACGCATAAACAAACCAAATACTAATACAAAAATCAAATATCATGAATTACTTATATTTTGAACACGAAAAACACGCAATGGAATATATTTTTGCATACCCAGACAATTCAGGAATTGACACACTTGAAGCCCTTTATAATTGGGAGAATGATAATAGGCAACTATTTATACATGAAACAAAGGAAGAAGCCCACGAAGCCTATGAAACGCAATTAGCAATAGAAAAACACTATAAAATATAATATCATGGAAAAAATTACAATGCACCAACAAAACCTAATTAAGAACCCCAACACAAAAACAACCTATATTCTGGAGGAAGAAAGAACCGAAGAAATTACCAGAGAGCAGTACAACAACATCACAAACGATGATACCCTAAAATTCTTTAGAAGATTGGGAGGAAGTGAAACGGCGGAAACCATAGGGGAACAAATTACAAAACTAACAAGTAAAAGCCCAGACAATGAGATAAAAGTAATACGAACCTTTAAATTTGAGTAGATATGACACCACTTGAAAAAATTAACAACCTTGAGACCATAACCTATAAAGGTATGGAGATACAATACAGAGGCTTCAGTATCGATAATGCCTACCTATTTGTTATAATAGAAACATGGCAAGCAATATACCTAACAAAAACACAAATAAAAACATGGACACAAAAACAATAAATTGGATAAGAGAAAATATAAAAGGAAACTTTTTAAGAGATGTTGGTCTACTTGATTTTTTCTACAAACAAAGAGAAAATAAAGACTACCTAAACAAAGTTAAAAAAGAGATAAAAAAAGATATAAGCCTTGTAGGTCCTGAATTTTTAAAAAATAGAGAAGAAGAATTAAAATATATTAATTACTTAATAAAAAACTAAAATATGGAAGCAGTAAAAAAATACTTCAAAATGCATAAAGAATTGAGAGAAGAAAAACAATTCAATAAAAAAGTAGAATTGAACGTAAAAATAAGCCACTACAAAAAAGACAATAATATAAAAATCATAGGCAGTGAGCCAGTGAACGAAGTAATGATAAACAATGAAATTGTAGGGCAAATTATATGGAAATACGCAAAGAAAAATAAAAACCTTGAATGTAAACATATCGGGTATAAATATGAATTAATATGAAATACATAAACATAAAAAGTCAGTACGGCACAGAGACAATAGACCAGATAAATAGAACCGATTTTAATACATATAAAGAATATAAAACAGAATTAAGAAACTTAATTACAAATTATAGGCTAATCGGCATGAATGTATACATAAGCCAAAGAGCATGCAAAGACTACCATTCATAGAAACAAAAACGCCATTCATCGAAAAAAATAATATCCAATAATCATTCAATATAATTTAGCTTTAAAATCAAAACATTATGAAAGTAACAAATTTACAAACGGCAAACGGCAAACCCGCACCCAATCAATTTGAAATAATAGCAGAGGGAAAACGATTTTTTCAATCTTATGAAACTTTAGTGGCTTATGAAGACCTAAGTACCGGAGAATATTACAGAGACAAAAACGCTTTTGACTATTCAAATACAACAACCAGATACCTAAACATATTTTCAAACAGACAAATAACAAAAAATACACCTATTAAAACCATTGAATTATGAGAAACTATGCAGAAGAAATAAAAGAATTTTATAAAAACATATGGAAATTTTACAACATTAAAACGGGAATATACCCAATAGCAACAGACAAAAAAATACAACAAGCAGTAAATCAATACATCGAAAGCAAGCCATTAAGCCAGATACATTTTGATAGCTTCGACAGAGAACAAGTAAGAACAATTTTAAAACCTAATTATTCAATAATATGAAAGCAGAAATAAATTACTACAACCCAAAGAATGAAACCAAAGTTACAAAAAGCGGTTTCAGATACTTAGACACAAACCCAGTTATAACACAAACAGAAATCTGGAATGACACTAAAGATGAAATTTTTAAAAGATTTGACTCTGAAAACAATTCATTAAGATACTGCAATGGCAGTTACCTTAAGTTTAAAGAAGAAGAAACACAAAACGAATACATTGATTGGTACAAAGGACTAAGTGAAGCCACGAAGTTTAAAATGTATTACGGAAACGGAATAGTAGACTAATTTAAAACAATAAGACATGAAAGACTTAAACAAAGTACAAGAAGCATTAGAGCAAAAATGCAAATATGAAAT